TTCTCCATGTGCCTCTCTTGAGTCATCAAATACCTCATCTGCTCTTTCAAATTCAATATCTTCTATACAGGCCCGTATAGATATAATTAGAAAATCAATCGAAGTACAAGAGGAAGCTACTGATGTAGCAGAAGAAGAAACTAAACAGATTGTTGATTTAGTAATAGAGAAGCAAAAAGAATTAAAATTAGCCCAAAGTGTAATAGCTTCAACACTTGCTGAAACAGAGGCCAGAAATGTAAGGGTTTTAGCCATTCAGGAAGAACTTAAAGCACTAAAGGCATTAGGGATTACTAGAAATGAAATAGCCAAGATAGAAGATATTGAATTTGAAAGAGCAGATGAGGTATTTGATGACTCAAGAGAGGCACATGGAGAAGAATTACCACCATTAGAAATTAGAACCCCTGAAGAACAAGAGGAGTTTATTGCTAGAAAGGTTGAGCAGTTCGATCAGGTGGCAGATATAACACAACAAGGTATAGACAGAATACAGGCTATTAATAATGTAGCAGCAGAAAACAGACTAAACGCTTTAGACGCTCAACACACAGCAGAATTATCAAGGATAGATCAACGTGAAAGGGACGGGCTAACCACAAAAGAAGAAGCAGACCTAGAAAGAAGGGCATTAGATGAAAAAACAAACGCTGAAGCATTAGTTATTCAAAAAAAGCAATTCAATGCAACTAAGGGATTCAATATAGCCCAAGCTACAATAGACACAGCAAGATCAATAGCGGGAGCATTAGCTACCTTTCCATTCCCTAATGTTCCATTATCTATAACAGCAGGTGCATTAGGTGCAGCTGAAATAGCAACCATAGCTGCTCAAAAGTTTAAAAAAGGTGGTATATTAGAGGGGCCATCACATTCAGATGGTGGAATAAGTGTACTAGGTGGAGCAGCAGAAGTAGAAGGTGGTGAGGCGGTAATAAATAAAAGGTCTACAGCCATGTTTTCAGACGTTTTAAGCGCAATTAACGTAGCAGGTGGTGGTGTAGCATTCCAGCATGGAGGAATACTGCCAGACTCAACCCCAAGTGTAGCAATAGACAGCGCAGATAGAATAATTAGTGCATTAACGGACATACCAGCACCAGTAGTACAAGTAAGTGAAATAACAAGCGCACAGAATAGTGTAGCAGTAAGTGAACAAACAGCATCAATATAATTTATGAGAAAAGAATTAGCAGAAAAATTAGATAAAGATTTTGAAAAAGAGTATGGTGACCAATTTGTAAATATCGAGGATATGGTAGATATGTGTGTTAAAAACGGACTTATCACACCAACATCAGCAGGAAACTACTTATTATGTAAGGACTTCCAAGAGATTAAACAACAACAGGAAGGTCTACCCAAAGAGGATAGGATGAGCGATACCAAGATAAGAAATGAAATGTCTATTGATCTAAACTGCTCACCACATAAGATTTACTTAGCTACTAAGGATATTTAATTTCTTCTATCCTAAATGGGTTAAATTTATGCCTCTTTAAATAAGGTTTAACTATTGTATTATTTTTAACGTGTCTTATTGATGCAGATATTCCAATGAATTTTATTAGATTAGGATCATTATAATTTTTATAAAAATCAACAACCCCTGTTAGCTGGCAGGTTGTTTTTATACCCTGACACCTTCTTTTCTTAGTTCCTAATTTTTTTCTATACACATTCCATGTACACTCCTTGCATTCATTCCTGTCGCTCCTAAATTTATTATAGGGCTTTCTTTCTTCGCAATTAATACACACCTTAGATATAATCTTTCCTTTTTTAAAAATAGCTGTATTTATATTATGTTTTGACCATGTAGGGTTCCCATCTTTTAGGTGTTCAAGCTTACCATGCTCAAATGTATTTTTACTTATTTCGGCACTCGTCCCTATTGTAAGGTTTTTTATATTATTATCTGTCCAATCATTATTTTTATGCATAACAAAATATTCTGGCAGATTATCTACATTATAATTAAAGGAAAAAAATGATAGTCTTGAAACCTGAAATCTTTTACATATGCCACCTACACACAGGGTCGCTATCAGACTTGATACTCCTGTTGCTTGTCTCAATATTCGTTCTTTTACCCACCTTTCTCCACCATTATTTGCACCTACCCACCTACCTACACTTTTTACCCTTCCGTAATTTGATACTTCATAAATTCCATCAAATCCCATTATATCTATCCACTCTTCATTATCTATATTATCTAATTCTGTGTTTAAGTAATATTGTTCCATAATTTTTAGTTTTAGTTTTTACAAACCTATAAATAAATTTCCTAACTACCAAACCGTTTTTAAAAATTAAGCCTATTATTATATGCCATTGATGCCTGTTCTTCTGTATCGAATCCACCAAGGTATTCTTGTACACCATTAATATACACCTGTACATAATATCTATTGTTTTGTTTTCTTACACCCGTAGATGATCTCCTGTCTTTTCTTTTTGATAAGTTCTCCCTATGTGTTATTATTTGCAGATTACTTAGTGAATAATTCATAGAATTACCATCTATATGATCTACTACCATTGTTTTATCATCTATATCATACCCCATAAAAGCATAGGCCAAAAGCCTGTGTATATAAAGCCTCCTTATTTTATTGTCTGTTCTTAGACATACTTGAGGGTAACCAATACTAGCTTTTAGTAGTTTTAAATACATTGGTTTTCTTGGTTTTAAACTTTTAACTCTTCCCAGATTACTTATCTCATAATCAGGCGCACATTCTATTGATTTAAATATTTCTTTTTTCATCTAGCTAATATAGTGTTTTTTTATTTTAAAGGGAATGACCAAACTCATTACCTATGTTTGTGGGCATGGATAGAAAGTTAACTAAATTCAAAGCACACTCAGTTTCTGGTGTGGTTGACAGAGAAAATAACATCATTAAAGGTATGACCCTTATACAAGCCAATAGAGAGGCTTTAGGGCATGAATTGTTCATAGACGAGAAGTTTGTGCGTCAAGTAGTTAAGCAAGGCAAAGCAACAGGAGAAATAGGCTTGAAAGCTAGATTCGACCACCCTTCTTCTTGTTTCAGCTCAATGGGATCTCAAATAGGACGCTTTAAGAACTTTAAAATGAAAGGTGATAAAGCAGTAGCAGACCTTCATTTAGGAGATTTTGCTTTTGAGTCTAACCCTAATGGAAACTTAGGAGCCTTTTTAATGGATGTAGCAGAAAACGACCCAGAGATAATGGGTAATTCAATAGTATTTACACAAGGAGAATCAGTAGCCTTTCACGCAGGTGAAGATGATGATGCAGATGATCCAGAGTTTATGTTTGAACATGCACGTTTAGAGTCACTTCATGGATGTGATGTAGTAGATCAAGGAGCAGCAACAGATGGTATGTTTTCCATAATGGGCCGACCTGATTACATGGCTGAGCAAGTATTAAAGTTCTCAGAAGAGCATCCAGAGATATTAAAAGACATTATAGGCCCACTAGTTGAAAAATACAATGAGTCTAAAGAAGATAATATTAACCAAAATCAAAATCAAATGAGTGATGATAACAAACTTGATGCTGAGTTCGCAGTAACACCTGATGCTTCGGCTGATGAGGTTGTTGAAACTCCACAAGTAAATGTAGAATTTGAAGATTTAAAGTCTTTGAGTGATGCACAAGAAATTGCACTTACTGAGTTGAACGAAACTAACACTTCTTTGTCTATGGCAAACGAAGAGCTAGCAGGACAACTTAAAAGCGCAACAGATTCAATTGAGGCTATAAAGGCTGACTTTGAAGCATTTAAAAACGAATCAATAGGAAATATTACAGAGCCAGTAGCTAATACTGAGGAAGCAATTGACTCTAATGATGATACCAATAAAGAGCAGGCTCAAATAAATAAAGATGAGCAAATTGCAAATTGGGCAAATGAGGAACTAGCAGGAAATTCCGCTAGCAAAACACACATAAATTCAAGTAAATAATGGGATTTGATGTATCAGCGCCAGCGGCGTATGTAGAGGAAAACGCAACAGAGTTTTTCTCAAGAGCAGTACTCGGAGCCAAAGTTGCCCAGTTAATGACAAAGGTAACAGGCGTTAAGAGTTCTATAAAACTTCCAACAGTAGATATGGGATATGATTTGTTTCAAAATAACAATGATTGCACATTCGATGATGGAACCAATGACTTAATTATAGCACAACGAGAATTAATTGTATCTGATATGAAGATAAACGAAAAGTTTTGTATTCAGGATCTAGAGCCAATTTTTACTCAAAAGATTTTAACTCCAGGTGGAAACTACGAAAGTGTTCCAGCGGAATTAAGACTTATGGATATTATCGTTGAGCGAATCAAGAAAACAGTTGAACTTACTGCTGTTAAGGGAATCTTAGGAGGAGCTAATTCAAGAGCGTCTTTTAACCTTTTTGATGGTATGTTAGAGATTATCTCTAATGATATCGCAGCAGGTGATATTCCAGCAGCACAACGATTGACAGGTACTCTTGCAGCTTCAGCAGTAATTGAGGACTTTAGAGATATGTATGATGCTCTACCAATTGATTCAAGAGAAAACACTTTAAGTGATGGAGACTGGGTAATTTATTGCGCACCAACAACTAAAGCTATTTATAACAGAGATTATCAAGCAGCTAACAATGCTCTTCCTTACAATATTGAGTTTGGAAAGAACTTCTTAGATGATACTGGTATTGAAATTGTTTCTCTAGCAGCACTTGATGGAACAGCTTTAGATCGTTCTATAGCTATCCTTACACGTAAAGGAAACTTCTGGCAAGGATGTGACATTGATGGAGAGCAGACTTCTTTATCTATGACTATGGGAGCTGGTTCTGAGAAGAGATTTTTATTCTTAGATGGTGTATTCAAGTTAGGATACCAGACTAGATTTCCTGATGAAATGGTAGTGAATAACATCACATAGTATATTATTAACTTTTAAATTTAATTATTATGGCAGGATGTGTAATAGCAGCGGGTGTAACCACCCCAGCATGTACGGACAGGTTTTCCAGCCCTGGAATAAATAGAGAGGATATTTGGGTTTTCAACAAATCTGAAATCACTTCTTTTACTTCAGTGGTAGTAGGCGAAGTTAGCGCAATAGTGCTAGAGATGTCTGAGGTAGCTTTTCTAGTAGCAGTACATAAGAATAGTGCTCAATTTGTAGAGGGATTACAAACCTCTGAGGAGTCAGCACCTTTCTACACTCAATCATTTGCCGCTAGAATCATAGCAAACGACACAACTACAAGAAACTCTATTGAGGGCTTTGTAGATGTAGATGTTGTTATTGTTTTTAAGCAGAAGAATGGTAAGTTCAGAATCATCGGTGAAACTGGTGGTGTTAAATTGACAGCTAATGAGTACGATTCAGGAAGAACTGAGGGTGACGCAGTAGGTGACACTTTAGAGTGGACAGGAGTAGAGAATGGAAAAGCTAGATTTTTCTTCAATACAGACGAGGCAACAACCAAAACAACATTAGATGCTTACTTAACGTAAGATATTTATATTTTTGTTTCTAAAAAGAGCCTTCACATTATTTGTGGGGGCTTTTTTGTTTATTATTTTTCTTATATTAGCAGAATGAAAATCTTCGTACATAAAACCAACATAAGACTAAACAAAACCAATAAAGAGAAGCGTGGTGTATTGTGCATAGGCGATGAAATAGTCTTTGGGTGTATAATCTATGGTCAAGACGGTTTAGAGGCTTGTAGGGTTATATATGACCCTGAGAATGCACTTGTATCAGGTGCAGAGGTTTGGATTGAAACAGATAATGAGATTAAGTTAAAATAGTTTTTTGTTTAGACTTTTTTGTTTTAATATTGCATAAACATTTAAATTTAAAATTATGAAAGAAATATTTGAAGATTTTTTAACATTTATTATTGCGAGTATTATATTTGGCATCATGATTATGATTGGGCTGTTCTCGCTAAGTGAACACAAAGTAAATGGTTACTATATAGGGTCTATTGCTAATGGCGCGAATATCGTTAAAATAGGAGTAGATATAAATTGGCAGATAGATAAAGAAATACCACTTGATAGAAGCATAACAATACAAGAGGCTATTGAATTAGTGGCTAAGTTAAATGAATCATTAAAATAAAGTGTATCTTTATAGCTTCATAGTTTTTTAGTTTTGGGGTGTCACGTTCTGTGATGCCCCTTTTTTGTTAAATATTTTTTGTACTTTAGCAAAGTTCTTTGAAATACCTACTGAAGATAAACAGTGAATCCAGCGTGTAGAATTATTACGCTGCTCAATGTCAGCTAAGTTCACAACCATGCTAAGATGGTGTTGTTTATTGTAAGGTGAGAATCCGAAACGCTCCCTAGTGGAATTAAGTCAGATTTCTTTTCACTCCACTTAGAAATGGATAGGTATTGATAAGGACATTAAACTAAATAGAATGTTTATACTAACAAAGAAAGAGCAAATAGAAATGATGGAAGGACAATTGAATAACTTCGATACATTGTTTTTAAAATTACAATACTTAAAGATATCTTTCGACAACGACCCAATGTTCGATAAAGAATCCATAGACATTGTTAGGGGTAATATCACAAAAACAATTAACGACCCTATTAAAAAAAATTAACAAATAAAGGTTTATTTTTGTAGAAACTTAAATGAATAAAGAAAGTAAAAGAATAGTACAGGCAGCAAACGCTAGCCTATTAAACATTAAACCCAAAACAATGGCAAAAAAGAAGAGTACAATGAAAGACAGCTCACAGGAGCAATTTGATGATAGTATAGTTAATATGGTTAACAAAGTAAACGATGAATTAGAAGCAAGTGAAGTAGATTCAGATGAAGCATTTGAAGAGTTCAAAGAGGCTATCAAACCAGAAGTATTGACTAGCAAAGTAACCAATAAGGTGACTAATAGACCACAATTTAAAGACCCACAAAGAGCAGAACATACTAAAGCAGGATTAATCAACAATGACAATCTATCCAAGTCTTTAAAAAAGTATCTTTTAGATAACCATATCTGTTCAGAAGAGGACTTTGCTTAGAATAAGGCAGATCTATTTTAGTCCCGTTCATTTAGGGACATTAGATCCACTGTGGCATCCTTATAAAAACGAAGGGCTAACTCCTATATTTGAAAACGAAGTCTTTAGAAAGCTTTATTTAGAAGGTGATTATAAAGATTGGGACTACTATGGAATCTTTTCCCATAAGTTCTTCAATAAGCACCGTAAAGATGGTAAATGGCTAGAGAGAGCTATTGAAAGAGATAAGGGGCATGATGTGTATTCTTTTTTCTTAAATAAGCAGTCTGACAAGCCTAATAGCTTCTATGATACCTACCATCCACATCTTATGGAACTAGGCTTAGAAGTCGTGTATAGGCTCTTTAACGAGGACTTACTTAAAATCAAGGCAGATAGAATCTATTATAACCACTGGTTAGCTAAAGAAGAAGTTTTCGAAGGGTATTGTAAAGAAATGCTATTACCTACTTTAGAGTTGTTAGAAGGCCCACTTAAATCATTAGTGTGGAGAGATGCACAGTACCATGAGGGACTTACTATGTTTCAAGAGGTTGCTGATGTAATGTCTAAAGAGAGGTGTATGGAAGTGTTTGGAACACCCTTTTATCCTCACCATCCATTTCTTCTTGAAAGGTTGCCTGCAATTTATTTCGCACTAAAAGGTTTGTCAGTTAAACAACTTTAGTTATATTAGCGGAAAATGACACATGAAGAATTTACATTGGGAATAAAAGAGGATTTAAAGGATATGTATTATGCTTACCATACTGGGGATAAGGATCAGGTAATAAGAATTGCAAATTTTCTAATCAAGGTATATGAGGAAGATGAGAACTATGAGGAATGTGCAGAAATTAAAAAACTATTAAAAAAGGTTGAAAGCCTAACACTAGATAATTGTGCTATAAAATACTATAGTGGATGGGATAGGGTTATTTATAAAAACGGAAAACAAATAAAAATATGAAAGAGATATCAAAAACAAGACAAGGTGAGATATTAAATATACCTATTATTGATGTGATTAAAAACCACGAAGATATTAATGATTATATCAAGCTTAAAAAGCATAAAAGCGGAAACCATATTGGGTTTTGCCATTATCATAGAGGTAGGGAAATGTACTATGAAATAGTTGGGAAAAATGGGGATGTGACAAAATGCACTGGAGAGAATGCAAGCTTTACGGTAAGCTCAAAACTAAACATATATAAATGCTTTGGTTGTGGTAAGGGCGGTAACGTTGTTCAGTTAGTTATGGACTTGTACAAAATAGACTCTGACAAGGCTATGGATTACCTAGATGAAAACTATTAGTTATGAAATGGATTAGTGTAAAAGATAAGTTGCCAGAAAATGGTACTATAGTTTTGATTTATGGGCACTTGGATTTATTGCCAAAAAAAAGTATTTATTCAGGTGTTTATAATTACGATGCTGAAATATTTGTATCAATTGGTGTTTGGATTAAAAACGCAACCCATTGGATGGAGTTACCAGAAGCACCATGAAGTTGGTCGCCATTTATACTGTCTGGAACGCTCTTGAACTATTAGAGGGTTCTGTTAAGCAAATCTACGATCATGTGGACGAGGTTATAATAGGGTATCAAACCCACTCTCATTATGGAGTTTATTCTGAAGAGGTTGAAAAGTTTGTAAAAGCTTTTTGTAGAAAACACAAGAAAGCAAGAGCAGTATTCTTTAAACCTAAAGCAGAAACTGCCAAGCAAGGAGAGAGAAGAAAAATTAACATACTCTTACAAGAGGCTAAGAAAACAAACACCCACTTCTTTTTAAGTGCTACGGATCACTACTACGACTCAGAACAATTTGCAAAAGCTAAAGAAAAGGTACTACCCTTCCAAGTAACAGCCACAAGAATGTATACTTACTTTAAGAAACCAGAGTGGAGGCTTAAACCTATGGAGTCTTATTACATGCCTTTTATATGCAGGCTAAGTAAACTAACTTATTCAAAAGACACTGGAGGGGAATGGAACGTACACGTAGACCCAGCTTTATGCTTTTATCCTAATGAATCTTTTTATGAGTTCCCAATTGACGAGTGTGTAATGCATCACTACTCTTTTATAAGGAAGGATATAGATAGTAAATTAAAGAATGCTGCTGCTAGAATTAACTTCGATAAGGATATAGACTCTATTATTAAAGGCTATCATGACTTTGATGGGGTAGGTAAGGTTCCTTACTACTCAGACCACGAGATAGAGGTGGTAGATAATTTCTTTAACATATAAGTTTACCTACTATTTGAAGTTTTATATTTGCTTGTAATTCATCAAACCTAATTATGCCAATCTTAATAGATTTGGAGTGCTTTTTTTGCCATTTTCCACAATGTAAAAATCCATATCCTTTTAAATGCCAATCACATTCTGCGATACCAAAACCCCAATGATTAGATGTTCTTATTAGATACTCTTTTTTATCATCTATAAAATATTCACTACCCTTAGATTTAAAGAATGACTTATACCCTTCTGGTAAATTACCTATTTCTTCAAAATAACCTTTTGTTGAGATGAAAAAATTCTTATAAGTTATAGGTAGTGGTTGGTTTTTTAGCGCCCTTTTTCGAATAGTAATCTTTTTTACTGGCTTTTCTTTAGGTTTTAAGATAAATTTAGGATTATTGCTATCTGGATTAATAACAGTTAGTCTCTTGCCTAAAGATTTACCATCATTACCCTTCCATTTATTACCTGCCTTTTTGCATAATGGACAGTATATAGCCCACTGCTGTTGGCAATCTTTACATCCTATAAATTTTTTGAATATTTCAATATTTTGTGTTAAAACTGTAATCATTAGACAAATGTATTTAATTTTTAAATGAAAACGGTTGTTTTTTACCGCAAATTTGCTATAAACAACCCATAAATGAGCAAAGACAGGTCAATTAAGGCCAAAATCAAGGCAGAAATGGACAAACTATCCAATTCTGGCATAGAAATCATCTCATTATCGAACGTAAACCAATCACCAATCATTTCAGAGCGTCTACAAAAGACAAAAGATTGGGTATTCTTTGGATTAGATAACCTTTATCCTTCTAAACTTATAAGATTAGCAGACAATTCAGCACTACACTCCTCAATTCTTGAGATAAAGGCTAGAATGATTGAAGGTAATGGATGGGTTTATACAGGAGAACAAGCAGATCAAGCAGCAGATTTCATGGCTGAGACAATGCAACCCGAAGCATTACACAGAATAGCTACTGATGTTTCTTACTTTGATGCCTTTTATCTTAATGTACAATTTAATAAAGACGGTAAAATAGGAACTATAAACCCTATAGACTACTCTTTTATCAGATCAGGTAAGATGGATGCTAAGACTCGTAAGGTAGATACCTTCTTTATGAGTACAAGATGGGACATAGCCACACGTAAATTAGTTTACTCTCAAGAGGAACTAATCTACAAGCCTATTGAAATAATAGCTTTTGATCCTAAAAAGATGAGAACGCCTTTAAGTAAAAAGCAAGGTCAGTTAATGGTAAGTAAGAAGTACTCTCCAGGTAAATTGTTTTATTCAGATGTATCTTATAGAGGAGCAATTAATTGGGTAGAGATAGCTGGACAAATAGCTTCTTTTCATAAGTCACAACTAGAAAATGGTATGACTGGTAATGTTCATATTCATATCAATGCAGATTTAACAGACGAAAATAAAAGATTAGCAATGCTTCAGCAACTAAACGACCAGTACACAGGAAGCAAGAACG